AAGAGTATGACTATACTGTCCTGTTGTCGGGCCAGAAGCGACCTGTGTCATCGGGACGCCGTTCATAATGACACCAAGATCATTGAGGTACGTGCCTGACAGTGGCGGGGTGACGGTGATCTGGAACGGTGTCGTAGGAATTGCTGTCCCGGTCACGTCATTGACAACGGCACAAAGTGCACTTGATTGCGTCTGCCCGAATACAAGAGAATTTATGGCGGCGGCGTTGAACTGTGCGTAAGTCGCTTTGCCTGCTATTTTCCCCTTGCCACGGCCTGCCGCTACAGGAAACTGGCGCTGTCCGTAAAGTTCTTTTAGATCCCACGAGAAATCGACTGATCCGGACTGCATAGTTCCGATCTGAACGGGAGTAGGTACGGTAATTGCGGTACCGTCGTAAGTAGTGAGCGGGATCGCGTAAATGTTGCCGGGGCCGAATACGAATTGAGGCATAATGTTTGTCCTGGTTAAGTTGTTGTTTGCATTTTTATTGTCAGTATCGCGACGGCTTGATCTCCGAGGCTCCCTTCATCCATGACGATCTCACCGTCAACCCAGCAATGCTCGACAAGTCCGCCCAATGTCTGCTTGTTGCCTGGTATCGCTGGTTTCAGAACTGCATCTATCTTATCGAGAATATTATTTATCCCTGTTGAGGGAGCTATTGATCTATCCGTTTCATGGACGTAAATCCATATTTTGCTATCGAGATTATAGATCGACGGCATTCCCTTTGTTTGCTTCCCGTGCTGAGATGTTACCGTCATAAAGAGCGCTGGCTGATCCGCGGGTGGAACATCGTCATAATGTTTCAGGCGTCTTGATACAGTGTTCAACCCTGCAAGGCCCTGAAGCTTTGCAAAGAGCGCACCGTATATCGTCTCGCGCGTCATCGTTTAATCTTGTTGAGTTCCTTCATGAGTGCCGCCTGTAATGATTCAGTGATCCCCGGTTTCATCTCTTTTAGCGCCGATCTCAAAAAGCTTCGTTCTGGCATGTTGACATTTCTTGTGTGCGCCCTAACAGTTACTTGTGTCGGTGATATCGGCTTACCAAAGGCTTTCGTCATTTCGCGTTGAAACGATTTAACCTGAACTGATCCGCTGAACCCGTACTCATGGATCGCGGCGTACTCGACATTTGTTCCGACCGTGGCGCCTGAATAACCCTGCTTGAAATCCCATTCAGGGTGGATTGATCGCCTTAACCTACCGCCACTTCCATTCCCGCCATGAACTCCTCGTCCGACATTTAGCACTGGGCCTGTCAATTTCCCCATTACGACACGCGTCATTTTCAAGGCCAACCGCATGATTTCCTTCTGCACGCCGCTCTCGATATTCGGTATGGAGTCCCTGAACTTCTTACGAAGGTCTTCGCCTCCTGTGATCTTTGCGGTGATCATATCGGCACAACCCGTCTGTACTGCTTGAGTATAGATTTGACATGGTCCGGCATGTCCTTGACATTATACGCTGTGGTTTCCCCTGCCATTGACTTGCTATTCAGTCCGATTCTGTCGCGCTCCTTGTACCTAATCGCTACCATCTCAATGCACGCCTGCTTGATCTCTGAAGGGATAACTGAATACCCTGCGGAATACTGCACGATGCAAGAGCGCTTTCCCCATCCGAAATTGTAGCCAAAAAGTATTAGCCTGTCGTCATAGAGCATATAACCGGAATCGTTGATTGTTGCCGCTTCCGGTATTGATCTGCCGTCAATTGACAGGCTGGCGACGGATACAACAGGGTAATATTTGAACGTGTGCTCTAAACCTCCGCCTCCATTGAAAATGTCCATCTGTGGTGTTACATCAAACGTCCGGTTTGACCAACTCTCGATAAAAGCGCTCTCTGACGATACAAGTGATGAGATGAGAATATCATCCGCATCGGTCGAAGTTCCGAGATAGTATTTAACTTCATCAACGGTGGCGAATTCAGGCATCGTTATGCTATTACTGGTTCAGTTGCTGGACTACTTCCGCTTTAGCCGCTTCCGGAGCCTCGGCGGTTTCCGGCGCGTTGGCTTGCGCTGGTTCCGCTGTTGGCCCCGGTGTGGCTGGCTCTTCGGGTTCGATAGGGATATTTTTACCAACAGTGATAAATCCGAAAGAGTACATCGTGTCCTCGAACTCTGCCGGAACCTCGATAATCCCTTTCTTGTTTGCCTCATAATTCTGACCGCCAAGGGATACGCTTGTGGATCCTCCTGGGCTTTTCATTCTTAGTGTGCTTACCATAACTATAAAAAGGTTTTGCCCTGCCTCACGACAGGGCGTTTGCCTGAAAGGTTATCCTTATCCTTATCCGTTTGAGATGTTGCTGATTATGCCCATGGAGAATGGTGCATAATGCTGCAACACGCCATCACAATACACGCCGTACTGATGCTTCCTGGTGATCAGTGGCCAGTCGATCTGATAGTAATCGGCTCGTAGCAATACCTGGCATGTGTTGCCTACGTTGCTCAATGGGTAAGGCAGGGTTTCGGTGAAGAATAGGATCGTTCCTGCTGGCATGTGCGGGTGTATTCTGATTTCGACCTCATCACCAGTTGTGGTGTTGAGTACCGATGTTACCCTCCATCCTGAAGAAAGATTACCATTGCCACCTGCTTCGATCTGGCGGAGCAAAGGAGCACCTGCGTTTGCGATGATCTTCTTGCTGATATTCCTGCTTTCCTGACTCGATACATAAATAACAGTTGGGCTGAGTCGGTAAACGTCATAGAAATATTGGAATGCAACATCAAACTCGATGATCCCGCCTGATCCGTTTGAAGTCAGCGTAGATCCTGTTCCTGCTGTACCTGTGGCGAGCGCGGCGATGTATGCGTTTGATCCTGATTTTGCCGCCTGATAAAGCAGTCCGTCGTAGTCCAGCGAGGATGTCGAGTTGTCGGATGCTGCCAGTGTGGAGGCAAGCTGAGCGCCGGCGTTTGAGTTGGCGATAAATTTCGCGCTGTTGATTGTAGTGATCTGGTTCAGTTTTTCGTTGCCAGCACCAATACCGATAAACCAGGCATATGCTACTGCTCCAGTAACAGCGGCTACCGTTGCAGTGATAGAAAGATTCGGGCTTGAAGTGGCTTGTGTAGCTGCAGCAGATTGTTGAGCAGATCCACCGCCGAAGGTATCAGTAGTGCCATCGATATTCGTCCTTGTGATCTGCCCTGGAACAATCGAAGATGCCGCATTGAAAACCTGACCAACAGAACCGTTATTGCTGCCGACAGCATCCAGGTAAGCCTGTAAGCCGAGAGCCACACAAATCACCCTGTATGTCGATGCGTCGGTAAGAGCGCCGCCGGTAACGGCTGCAAGCGATGGGGTTGGAGTTGTGCCAAGCGCTACAGAGTTGTTTCCGCCAAGAAGAACGCGCTCTTCCTGAATCATCAGGCCGTTTAAGGTTGACTGCACTGCAAGCGCCTTTACGTCCTCGAAAGACTTAGCCGCATTTTCAGCCTCGAAAGTGGTATAGTTCTCCAGGCCCATGGACTTGAACGATGCATTGTATTCTGATAGCGTGTGGTTGATCGCTCCGCCTCTTTTACCTTCTGCGACACCTGCTCTGACGTTGCCCGCATTGATGTTGGTAATCGCTTTCCAGTTCGCCTGTACACCAAACCCGCCATTGATACGAGGGATCCTATTGCGGAGTGGCGTTAGAATCGGTAACAATTTTTTCGATGGCGCTTCAAGATTGTACGCCTGTATGCCTTGTGTTGCAGTTCCTGTCTGCGTGAAATACTTTGCTAGTGCCTGATCTCCGGTTGCTTGTGCGACCTTGAGGAGTTCGAGTGTTTCTGTTGTTGCGCTCATTGGTTGTAATGGGTTTTGGTTAAGGTCAAATAATTATTAGCGCCGAGTTAGTCCGCCACTCATGTGGCTTAGCTTGATAAGCGTGGCCGCTTCGTTGATGTTTCCTTTTGAGTCCTTGACAAAGACTTTATCATCAAGCGAGCTGTCTGCTCCGCCATCTTCGGTTTTTGTAACCGTCACGCCCTTGTCGTTGAGCGACATCTTTGCCGGAGCTGGTTCTGCCTTGATGAGCTCGAGTTCAAGCGTTGTCTTGTGAAGGGATTTCTGGAGGTCTGCGTATTTGGTGTCAAGGTCTTGGAACTGCTTTTTCAGGTCGAGGTTTTCGCCCTGTATTTTCTGCAGTTCATCATCGCTTCCTTCAGCTTTCTCTGACGATGAGCACGACGCGCCCATACTTACGGCGTGGTCGTGTATCTGCTGCATTTTTTCTTTGTTTTTCGCGCTGATCTCTGCACCTGATTTGTTGAGGTCGTCGGTAGTAGCGGCGTATCCAAAGACGTTTAGTCCGTCGCTGTCGTCGTCTGGCTCCTGAATCTCTGAAGAAATGAACGCCTTGAGATTGTCTATGACAGTTTTTAGCGAAGAAATTTGCTCAGCGTTCTCTTCCGATTCAGTCAACTCTTTGCTGTATAGGTAATAGATTGAGCTGAGTGCTTCGATTGCACATCCTGCATCACGGATGCTTTCGCCTGCGTATTTCTTGAGGTCGTGATCTTCGTCGTCCTCAAACTTTGCTAAAGAAAAGACTGCTTCCTGGTTGGCTGGACGGTCGACAAGCGAAATTTCAACAAGCTTTAAGCCTGTTACTGTGGATTTATTGAGCTCGTCACGGCTGGTAACTTTGCCCCCGATAGAAAAGCCCTTATAAACGCCTGCATTCACCTTCTTGACCGCTTCGGTGTCAACAATGTGAGCTTTGAAGTAAGTGCGTCCATCCGCCTGCACTGCGGCTTCAATTGCTGTCCCCGCGGCTTTGGATTGATGCATTTCGCGGACTGCGCCAAACTTCATGTAATCGGGAAGCGCGGCCTTCATCGCCTCGGCGGTTACGATCTCGCCATCGGAATCAACGGCTTCGCTCGATGCAAAACCCTCAACTTTTAGCGTACCATCGTCCTGGGCTTCCGTCTTGCTGATCTCTCCGTATAGTCTCATAAGTGCTTGTCTGAATTTTAATAGCCTCTGTTTATTAGTAGGCTATAGAAATTCGCGGCAAGAAAAGGAGGTCTATTTTTTATGCTGAGGAACTGACGTGCGGGCAATAAAAAACCCCTCATCGCTGAAGGGTTTGGGATTTCTGGAAGGGTGTTGTATATTGTGGCTGTGATTGTTCCGCCCGAATAGTCCGCTTTCCCTGTTAAGCCTCTCAGCTCGCCCCTGAGGGGCTTTTCCTTTTTCTCTTATGGCTCAACCCTCCTTCGCTTCATTACCGACAAGCCATTTCTGAACAGCATCAACGGGAAACAGTAATCTTCCATTAGGTGCTTTCTGGCAAGGTATTTTCCCAGACATCGACCATTTAAAAACTGTGCCGGGTGTGACCTTCATTCCTGCATACTCGAAAAGGAAGGCGACAAGCTCAGTTGTAGAGTAGAATCTTTTTACTGGCTTTGTGAATTGTGTGGATTCCATAATTACGCGGTGGTTTGATTGATATTCTATTAACTATCAAACACAGTTTAATCATAATTTTACAGACGGCAAAGAAGTAACAAGTAACGTTAGAAGTTAGTTCTAATCGTTACTTCTTTGGGTGTTGTCTCCAGTCAAAAGGTTTGTTATTATGGGGGGATGTTGTATATTTGATCTGTGAACAACGCCCATTGTTCGCGCCCAATAAATACCCGTCCTTGCCCCGTTGCTGCCCGCTCCGGGGCTTTTTATTGTCTGGCCTCATGCTTCCCCTCCGTCAGTCTCAACCGCTGCCCGTGCGCTGCCGGTCGCCATATAACGATCAATCTCTACCGGGTCGAACACAAGTTTTCCAAAGGGTGAACGCCTGCCGGGGAATGTGTCAGGATGGGTGCAATGTTTCTTGTAGAGAGTAGCTTTTGCAATCTTCAGACCGTAAACTTCTTGGAAATACTGAATCGCTCCCTCAGTGGAAAGGGTTTTCTGCTGCCGCTGCTGAATCGCCGGGGCTGCTTGGTGGGGTGTTATGGTTTCAATTGTATGCATAACTCAGAATAGATTTTGCTGAAAGGGTAATTCCTTTCAGCTCTATTCTACGCTATGCCGTGACGGGGGAAAATGCGGGGAACTACATGGTACTACATAGTTTCTCCCCGGTTATTATTGCAGGTTAAAAGTAGCGTAATAAAAAAGCCCCGACTATGCAGGGCTGATTGTTGGTAGGGGCAGCTACTCTTCGGCATCTCCGACACTGGGAGCAAGCACGCACCTGCAATTAGGATGCTGTGGCGGTTCGGTCGCGCCGCTTGAAAACTCATCTCCGATCTCTCTGATTTCGAGATTGTTCATTTCGCACTCTTCCGAGACAAGGTCATCATCCGCAGTTAGCCATTGCACTTTGACGTCAAGCCCGGCGTCTTTCGCTTCGGCGTATGCTGCGATGTTTCCCTGTGTGTCTGCAAAGGCCGTTTCTGTGCGGGCTATCATCATTGCCCGGTTCTCTGAAAAGCCATGGTTTTCCACAAGAGCATCTCTCAGCTTCTGGTTGCTCCATCCCTCTTCAATTGCCGTGTTAACGTCGCTACGGATCATGTCCCTTGTTGACTCGGTGATGGACCATTCAGCATTGGGGTTGATCACCAGCTCGCCATCAATCCATTTCATCCCTACAAGTTCCGCTGCTCTGTCTGCCGCCCATTCCTCGGCGCGTTCATTGGCAAGTTGGACAGCCTTGGACGTCTCTGTGAGCGATATTTGCGCTGCTCCTGCTGATACGCCTTCTTTGGCGATCTCTTGTAAGTAATCTTGCAACTCTGAGGGCAGGTCTGCAAAGTCAATATCAAGCTGAGCAAGTAACACATCAGCTCTATCATCAGTCTCATCAGCCTTACTCAGTGCAGAATAAAGCTCTATAGCCTGCTTGACAATACCTTTCCCTTTCTTTTTCAGATACCCGGCAAGAAAACTTTTCAGCTTGGATTCGAGTTTCAGTATCGCGGGCCGGTCACGGTCAAGCGGTGCGATTGTCGTTCGGGCTTTTTTTTTTGAAGTTTTGCCGTAGGCTCCTTGACCGTTGCGTCTGGCGGGAATGGTTCATCCGGCGCGGGGTTCGATCCGCCCGGAGCACTTGCTGCAAGTTGTGGCGGTGGCGCTGGTTTGCGCTCTTCGAGCTGCTGCGGTGTCAGTGGATCAAGACCCTTTGCAATCCTCACCTCATTAACGTCCAATACGCCAGTGTTAATCCTGATTTGCTCCGCCTGCGCGTTTTGAAGATCAATCGCGGCTTCCTGTGCAAGATCGGGGTCTTTGCTGTCTTTGAATTTCATCATCAGATCGGTATAGCCGAAATACTTGATAATGATGTAATCGACAAGCGACTTGATCCACTGCAGGACTGGCAAAAGGCCTTCTGATACCGCCTGATCAACTGCCGTGCCTGCTGTGGCGCGGTTCATCTGTTTGATAAAAGCCATGTTCGGAACGCTGAAAGCATAACAGACGATACGTGCAATCCACTCGTCAAACTCATCTTTCAACAGGCCATCTTTGGTATTGATCGGTGACATTCCGCCTGGCACAAACTTTGCCTTCCGCCTCTCCCCGGTGTTCCCACTCATCACCTCATCCCAATAGACTTGCATCATGCGCACTTGGTCAGGTGTCCAGTCAATAGGGCAGGCCAACATCATGTCTGGCACGCTCCCCTCGGTGTAAAACTGCAATTGCGAGAGCTGACGGCGCAATGCGATGTTTACCGTCATCATGATCTGCTCGACAGGAGAAAATCCATACAGCTTGTTGGTGCGCTTGTTTCTCGGCTTGTAAATCAACTCGTCTCGCGTAAAATCTCCGGCGGGCACCCCTTTCAGAATCTGCTGATATGCTGGCTGTGGGGGAATCGGCGTGCGTCCTGATAAATCGATCTTACGGGATATCGTAGCGCCATCAATCGGCTCAAGAGAGTACAACTGGCCGCCTTTTGTGAGGCGTGGGTATATGGCGGGGGCATCAATAACAAGCAAATCTTCAATGAGCATCCTTAACCACTCCGCCCACGTATTTTCCTTGTCCGGGAAAGCAAGGAAGTCTAGAATCTCTTTGCATCGAGAATCAGGCTCAACTCCACCTTCTTTCGGTACGATCTCGATTTCAAGAGCACATACCAGATCTTTTCTTGTCTCAATCACGAGTCGGAGGATGTCGAGATTGTCTGCGAGGGAGCGGAGCTGGTCAAACGTCACCGGCTCATACGCACGAGGCTTGATGTTGACGTTATATCCGACAGGATAATCAAACGCCCTGCCTTTCACGTCTGCGGGCGTTGAAACCTGTAGAGGCTGCATTGGTGCCATCCATGTACTGCCCTGCTCTATAGGTACGCTTTGAAGTGCAGGTTCGACGTTATTGTTTCCTGTATTTACAAACTGACCGCCTCGGATAGCTGTTTGCAGCATTGCCTCACTGATCGGTGTCTTTATTCCTTCTGGCATGATTTAAAGTTTAAGTGTGTCAAATCTCATTGCCTACCCTGCTTTGCGCTTTGCGCTCTTCCCTCATTCTCTCCGCTTCTTGCCGGTAATACTCCAGCATACCGGTTGAATTTATCCCCAATGCAAGCTCATTGAAAGCGTCTGACGAAGCATCGACCTGGTCATCATGCCCAGCACCAGACCCATCAAAACTCTCAAGCTCTGAAAGGTATGCGTCATTCCACGGGCCTCTCAGTAGCTTCACATTTCCGCCTTGGACTTGTGAGGAAAACGGCGTAGCTCTTACGGTCTTGCTGCCTGATACAGGATTGGTCTTGATTGTGTACCCAGCGAACTCCTGCACGTATGATCTGACCTGTGTCTTTCCTGCCTGTCCCGGGTCTTGCGGGACAAGAACAGGAACGCCAAACCCATCTGATGACGCAACGTTTTTGATGCTGCTCATAACCTTTGAGGCATCAATCCTAAACCGCTCGACATGCTCGACGTAGTAAACTTTATCTATCACAGACATTTTTACGCCTGCTGTCCAGTCTGGGTCATCAGCTTCTTTTCTCTTTTCAGTTCCAGCCAGATCCCACGCCCTGACGGTTTTCGTTATCTTCCCTGACGGGATAACATCGACAATCTCAAACTCTGACCGCTTGAAATAACTCCCAGCCGACGGCCTGATGTTCCAATTGCCCTTCTTCAGTCTCTCCCTCTCTACCCTTGGCAACGCGTCAAGATTAGAAAGGTATTTCGGGTCAAGGTTAAGAAGTATTTTATTGTCTTCAATTGATGAGGCAATAAAAGTAAAGCTCAACGGCAGGCTGTTCGGGTACTCATCAAGCAGGTCTTGTTTTTTCTCCGCAAAGACTGCTGCATCATCGACAACAATAAGCCACCGGATCACGCCAGACCGTTCAGGGATCGCATATCCTTCGCTATCCAGATACCAGTCAACCCATTTGCGTGCGAAATGATCAGGGTCGGGGTTGAGTGTTGCCCGGATCTTTGTATCTACCCCGGACGTTGACCGGTTACGTGACAGCATGTAACTGAACTGCGCCCAAGTGAAATGGGTAAGCTCATCGAATCCGA